GCCGATCAGATCGCCCTGGTCGGCGTTGCCATGCAACGGCATACGGTCGATGCGCGTGTCCTGCAACGCCCACGCAAGGTAACGCACCGTCCACGTCTCAAGGCTCGTGCCTTTGCTTTTACTTGGATTCGCCATCATCGCTCCAATCCGTATTCTTCGACTATTTCGTCGGCTTCCTCCGCGCACTGCGGGCATGGGATCGGCCTTGCCGGATACACGGGGCATCCGTGAGTAGGGCAGACAGGTTCCACGTCCGGCGGCGTCTCATCGTGATACAAATGCAACATGTCAGAACTCCGGGGCGCTGCCGCCGTTGGCCCACGGGTCTGAGGCCGGTGGCTGCGACGGCTGGTATCCGCCCTGCGGCTGCTGCGTGTAGCCGCCCTGAGCGCCGTAGCCCTGCGACTGTCCGCCGCCCTTCTGCCTCACGTTCGTGATGGCGACCGCCGAGGCGCTGACCGAACAGGATGCGGCAAGCCCGCCATTTTTGTTCGTGTAGGCGTCGCAGCCGCTGACCTCTCCAACGATGGTCACGTCCACGAACTGGTCCTGATTCTGACGCAGCTGGGCGATCTGGTCGAACACGGGGTTGAGGTTCGCGTAGCCCGCAGGCCACACCGAGTAGTACTGTTCCGGCTGGCTTTTCCAGTTGCCGTTCCGGTCACGGTAGCCGGGCGACACCGATACGCTCAGATACCTTTTGCCGTTCTGCGTTTCTCGCACGCCCCACGCCGTGCCCTGGATGATGATGGTCGCTTTCCCCGCCATGGTCACTCACCTTCCTTCACGCCGGCCTTCAACTGGCCGATCACCTTGTCAAGCTCAGCCTCCGACAGTTCGTCGCTGGCTTTCACTTCGCGGTTCAGAATCTTCGAGATGGTCTCGCACGCCTCCGCGTCCGAAGCCACGCCCAACGCCTGGAAGCGTCGAATCATCTCAGAACGCTTCGCCTCGACGGGAGACGGCTGCGGCTGTTCCGGTTCCTCGGGTTCGTCCACGCTCACGTCAACCGGCGAATCGTCCGCAGTCACGGTGGGCAGTGGACGGAACACGTCGGAATAATCCGGTGTCTGGTCGTCGCTTGCGGCCGCGTCGCGGGCCTCCACGCTGACCGGCAGGTAGGGGAACGCGCGGCGGATTACCGTCTTCTTCGCCATGGCCTCATAGTCGGACTTCCACGGGCTGACCGCCTTGCCGTAGCTGGGGCTGCGTTTCGCCGCCGCCTCGATCTCGTCGGCGTTCATCACCTGGAAGTAATGCCCGCCGTCCTTGAAGTTCGCGATCATGTACACATGGGTGAGCTTGCCGGGCTTCGCGCACGGCACGTGCCGCAGGTCCTCGTTCAGGCCATAGCTGTAGGTGAATTCGTCGCCCTCATGGACTGCTCGGGCGCTGATGTCCCTGATCTGGCCGCTGCGGCGTGCGAGGTCGAGCATGCCCTTGTAACCGATGATGAGTGTGGCTTCCTTCTGTCCGGTGCGGTAGTTCTTGTTCCCGTAGGGCAGGATGTAGGCGCGTCCCAATCCGTCCACGTTCGACGGTTCCAAGCCCAATGCGGCGCATTTCATGAAGCAGGACAGCACCGATTCCACGCCGCAGTTGGCGAGCTGCGGTTCGCGGTTGATGGTGCTCACGTACATCTGGTAGAGGCGTTGCGGGCTGAGGTTGTTGCCGATGACGGCCGCGATGCGCGGCCAGCTCCTCTCCAGCAGGCTCTTCATGTTCTTCTGCGGGTTCATCGTCTGCATCTGCGCGTTCTGCGCCTGCGTCGCTAACTGTCCCATATCGGTTCTCCTTACTTGGTTTTGAGTTGGGTGATGGTGAATCGTCTCTGGTCGTATGCGGGTTTCGCCTCGATCGCTGGCTTCTCCTTGTAGTGGACGGTCCGGTATCCGGCCTTCCAGCCGCCGCTGATCAGGCCCTCGCGTTCTGCGCCGACCATCGCCTTCAATTGGTCGGCGATCTTCTCCTTCGCTTTCTTGGCGTTGGATTCGGCCTGCGCGTACGTGGAGTACATGGCGGCGAGGTCGTCGAATTCATGGTCCACGACCTGCTCGTAGCCGTCCGGGTAGGGTGGCATGGATTGCGCCTTGTCCACGTCCGCGCCGGTGAGCTGCGGCATTTCGTCACGCTGCACGTAGCCCCAGAAATCCTCCGCCGCGTGGATGACCGCGTTGATGTCGTCATCGTCACGTTCGAAGCGCACCTCGACCGGCTCGCTTTCGCCGATGTCCGCGTAGAAATACCCCCAGCGGAAGCCGGTGACGGCCATGTAATGCGTGACCTGAGCCATGTAGTAGGCGGGGGCGGTAAGCTCGCCATCGCCGTCGTGCCAGTCGGTGCGCCCACGGTTCGCGTTCGCGGTCTTGATCTCCAGCACGCCGAACGAATCCGATTCGGAGTCGTAGAGGAAACCGTCCAGCGAGGCGTGCATCAACGGATGCTCCTTGGACACGAGGCTGATGTCGGTGCCGTCGATGACCTGGTACTCCGGGTGCAGTTGGCGGAATCGGCGGCGCAGTTCGATCTCCAAGGCGTTGCCCTTGACGATCGCCCACTTGCCGCTGATGTCCTCCGGCTGCTGACGGCCCGTCTTCTCCAACCACAGCTCGTAAGGGGTCGAGTATTGGTTGAGGCCGAGGATCGTGCTCATGTCCGAGCCGCCGACGCCCAGTGCGCGGAACTTGCGCCACGCACTCTCACGATCCGTCTTCGTGCGCTGGCGGAAACGGTGCACGTCGAACAGTCCGGTCGCCTTCGCTGCCATGTCAACGGTCACTCGTTTCATTGCTGCTCCTTAGCTTCGATTTGCTGACATATTCCACTCGTGCACTCACCCTGCGCCGTTGCCTGTCGATGACGACCATGCCCGGCAACGGCATCACGTACAGGTACGGGTTGCCGGTCTGACTGTTCCGGTCGCTGATAAGATCCATAAACTCCACGATCAATTCGCCCGGCGTCATGCGCACGCCATCGTCCGTGATCGGACTCCACAGTTCCACCGTGTCCGTCATCCATATCCTCTCGTAGTCCGACGAGCCGTAGCCCGGCCTCGTGGACGCTCAGTCCGATGAGGCTCGCGAGGCTTTGCCGTGTGGGGTGCGCGGTAAGGATGTCAAGGTTTTTGAGCAGCTTCCCGGCGACCGCCAGCCACATGTCGTTAGGCAGATCAGTCATACAGGTATTGCTTGCGGGTGCGTTGGTTGCGCTGGTCAAAACGGTTCACCTCCTCGACGCGGAAGCCGAGCACCTGTCCCGTGTCCGGGTCCAATACCGGCACTGGCCCCCAGCCTCGGGTGAGCTTGTTCTGAATGGTCTTCTTCGCCCGCCCGTAGTGTTCGGCGAGCTGGGCCACACTCATGAGGTTCGGTGTTTCTACGCTCATGGGGTTATCCTTTCTATTGGAGATCCTTTCTTCGCCCCCGTGCCAGCGGGGGTTTTCTTTTTTTAACCTTTCGGTCGTGGACGGCCACGCATCGAAGCGTGATCCCGGTCTTTGCCGCGCACACCTGACCTACGCGATCTTGACTGGGGCAACCTGCGCCGCCCGTGGCATCGGCCCGAGAAGCAAACGGTGGTAACAAGGCCGACGCCGGTTCAAAAAACAGACACAGTATCTGTTTTGGTTTTTTCGGTTATCACGAGGGTTTGCGGTTTTCCTTCCGATTGTCAGCCGGTTTTCCACGCCGACCGGCAAGACAGTTATTCGTATTCGACACCCGCCTCGCTCAACACCAGATCGATCAGTCGGAGCGGCACGAAACCGAAGCCAATGAGCGCGGCGATGCCGTTTTCGATGGGATGCGCGCACCCCATGTGAGTCATCATCCAGCCGACGCACACCGCGTACGCGACGATCCAGAGCACGAGACGGTGCATGAAACCTTGGGACGGCTCGCACTCGTCGGACCTGCGATAGCCGCTGAAGTGATGGCCGTAATCCTTGGCGTTCATGGTTTGACTCACTTGGGTTGGATGAGGGTGTTGGATCCCTCGGGGGTGACAACCAGCTGGTCGGCATTCTGCAATGCGTCGATGTAGTGCTGTCTGAGCACGTTGTCGGTCAGGGAGTCGTTGAGCACCTTGTTGGCGTCGGCCTCGCCCTGCGCCTTGATGCGTTTGGTCTCGGCCTTGGTCTTCTCGACTTCCTGCTCGTTCAATGCCTTCTGCTTGTCGATCTCGGCGGCCTGTGCCTCCGCGTACTTCGAGGTGATGGACTTGGGGTAGCGGATCTCCTGCACACTGACCTGTTCGACGCGCAGACCCATGTCCTTCCATTTCGCGGTCAGGGCCTTCTGGATGGCGGCGGTGTACTTGCTGCGATCGGTCAATAGTTGGATGGTGTCGAATTGGCCGGAGACCTCGCGGGGCACGCTGCGCACGTCGACTGCTGCCACCGATTTCACGAATGTGGTCTGCTTGCCGTAGTCCTTGTACAGGTCCATCGCGTACTTCGGGTCGAGCGAATAGTTGACCTGGATGTCAATGTCGGCCTGTGCGCCGTTCTTGTCGTTGACGGTGACCTGCGGGCCTCGTGCCGAGCCTCCGTCGTAGTCCTCCTCGCCCTTGGCCACATAGCTGATGACGTTGTTGCGGGTGTCGTATTGCATGGTGGACTGCCACGGGAGCTTGCCATGGAATCCCGCGTCGGCGGAATATCCGGCGATGGAGCCGCCCATGTTCTTCAGCACGACGACCTCTCCCGCATCCTGCGAGTACAGGCAGGCGGGAATCATCAGCAGACCAGCGACGACGATGGGGATGAAGCCGAGGCCCGCGCCGGCGCCGTCGCCGCCGGCAAGGGCGACGGCGACGGCGCCGACCCCGATGAGCAGGAGGATGATTGCGATGACGAACCAGACCATGATGTTTCCTTTCTCTGGTTTTTTACGGGTCGATTCGCTTCCCTCTAAGCTGGATATTGCCTAACTACTAGCTATGGGAGGAAGTCAAAAATGACCAATCGTTTGCATTTGGGCTATGGGGAGTCTCTACTGGCGTAGCCGTTCCTCGATTCGTTCCATAAGGCTTTCGTCGTGCGCCATCACATACCCCGTAAGGTGCACGGCGATTGCCCCGCCAACCAACAGCAAAGTTGCGCCATACCCGATAAATCGAACGGCCAATCTATATGCATCGCGGACTTTCATCACGTCACCGCCTTCCCACAGAGGAACAGGTTCACGAAAAACGCCTGACCCTTGCCCGTCACCTTCGTGGTCTTATTCACCGTGATATGACCGTCCGAATGGGTGATCTCCGTTTCCTTGATGCGGAATAAGCCCAATTCCATGCTCTTCTGCGTCGGCATGTTCCGGCTGCTGCCCGTCTTCATGAGCCAACCGTTCTCGCGCAGCCACGCGAACAGGCGCGTACCGCCCATGTCAATCCCATTGCCCTTGAGTATCTTCGCCAGCTCGCCAACCAGAATGTCCGTCTTACTGGCGCTCACCGCATCCGCGAACAGGACCTTCGGAGCTTGTGCCTCTAGCTGCCTTTTCTGTTCGTCGACTTTTGATCTAAGCCAGTTCATCGCCGCCAAGGTCATCTGTTCCGGCGTCATTGATTCCTGTCCGGCCATGTAGCCGCCGTGTTTGCGGATAGAGGGCAGGACTTCGTGCGTTACCCAACGCTGGAACTCTTTAGCCTCCTGTTTGCGGCTGCGCATGATCAACTTGTACAAACCCGGCTCGGAGACGATCAGGGGAGCACGACCGCCATTCTTCCCAACCTCCCAATTGGGGAGGTTGGTTGCCTCAGTGATTTCGTCAGAGTCAAGATCACGCCGAAGATGATTGGTCTCCACTGCTAGGATGTCGCAGGCGTCCTTGGCGACGAACCACGGCTCGCCATGCGCGTCGATCATCGAGCGGAGTTGGTTGTTCTTAAATTTGAAAATCTGGATTTCAGGCATGAGATACCTTCTTGCCAGCGAGCGCGGTGGCCAAGGTCTTGACCGGGTCTCCGCCCGATAACTGCTGTGCGGCCACGAACGCGGCGAGGCTCATGTCGTCGCCGTCGAGCCATTTGGCGATGGTCATGCGGTTGCGGTTGCTGGCGTCGGCGATGCTGGTTATCTTGGTCTTGGACAGCAGCACGCGGTTGCGGGTGTCATGGGTCGCCCGTTTTGCGACTTCAATTGCTGGTAGATTAGACATGTGCAACTTCTTTCGAAGAGGAGGGGAAAATGAACGCTGCGGAGTTTCTGTATGATTTCTTCGACAAGGAAAGTGTTTATGATGCCGACCAAGCCGGATACCGTTTCCCTGATCTGGTCGCCGCTCTCGATGAAATCGGGAAAGCGACTGACCAGTGGGAAAGGGAAGGACGACGCGTCAAAGGATTTCGCTCTTCTCTGCCTCGGTGGCGTAAATCCGTGACGATGGCGTTCACGGATACCGGCGAGATTCGTTGGGATGAGATCAGCGGCCCCGTTGGCACGTCCGATTTCATGTCCGACGCCGACAAGGACTTGTTGATGTACGCGGCTGAGCTGCTTGATTCATGCACGCTTCGGTTCACCGAAGAGCAACGGAACAATGTCAGGAATCTCGTCAGCGAGGCCAACACTGTCCTCAGAGGAATCGCGGACGGCATGCCCGATGGTCTGGCCTTGTACCTGTCACGGCTTCTGAGAGAAACAGAGACCGCATTGGACGAGTACGCCATCACGGGCGATTTCGTGCTTGACCGAGCAGTGAGCCGTTTGCGTGAGGCGTTGGACATTGCCATGGTGCAGACCCCCGAAGATAAGCAGTCGATGTGGGATAAAGTCAAGGATTTAGGTAAGCAGCTGGCTATCGGGTACATGATTGAGGCTCCGGCTCTTGCTCTGACCGCCGCCCAGATGTTTCCGCCCCAGATCGGCGGTTGACCTCGGTAAGGATGTTGTTGGATACCGTCACCTCGTATTTGTCGATGGCATCCTTGGTCAACGTGCCTTCACGGAGCATGCGGCGTATGTCCTTGCAGAAACCCATCACGAGGTTCATATACAAGTGCAGTTCCTTGGTCGAAAGCTGTCTGAAATCAGTTGAGGACATCTCAACCACCTCCAGTATGTAAGCTTGTGATTACTGAAAAGTAATGTTAGCTAACGCTTACAATTTAAGCAAGTGCGGCGTGTCTCCATGTGCTTACACGTATGTTTGAGCCATGGCAGCAAAGATTGAATGGACGGCAATGGATTACGCCGCAAAAGATGCCTTGGCGAAGATAATTGATGATTCCGCCTTGGCGTATAGAGTGATTGCCGAACGCATGGGTGGTGTGGTCAGCCATGTCCGAGTCGGATATATTCACAACGGCGAGAAGTCACCCGTTCGTCTTTCTGAATTTTTGGCGATCTGTGATGTGTGCAATGCCGACCCGGTGCAGACGTTGCGGGACATCATCGCCGAGGCCAGCCGCATCGAGGCGGAACGCGCCGCCGACGAGATGGCCGACCGCATCGCCGCCAACCCAGAACAGTTCGACGTAGCCGCGAACGACGACCCAAACAAGGAAAACGAAGCCACCACACCACGCGAATAGAGGCTTTATGGGATATGAGGATCTACTCGCCGAAGCCTCACGCCTCGGCGTCAAAGTCCGGGAACGAGAACTATCGCCCGGACGCTGCGGCTGCTACTACGAACCCACGCGACTCATCATCATCGACGAGACGCTCCCAGACTTCGCCCGGCGTTGCACGCTCGCCCACGAGCTTGCTCACGCCAGGCACCACGATCGAGGCTGCGACCCGAACGGGTCAAAAGCCGAGAGACGAGCCAGACGCGAAACCGCGCTCCGACTCATCAACCCGGCCGAATACGCCTTGGCGGAACGAATGTACGACGGCAACCCCTATCAGATGGCCGCCGAACTCAACGTGACCGTCCAAGTCATAGAGGATTACAAGAACTGGCTGCACGACAGTGTGGCCGCATAGGGTGAAGAGAGCTTATGTTTGGTTTTCTCAAAAACGTGTCGCGTGGACCAGCAGCTAATATGGCGAATATTGCCGTTCCGCCCACACTGCAGAACGTGATGACCGGACCCGTTGAGTACAAAGTCTACGTGTACGACAATAGGCCGCTTCTTCGCATCCCTCCCGGGCACAGGTTCCTCACGGGCATAGTCAGGCAGCGAACAATACTCACGAGCGGCCTCACCGATACTGAGTACGACACCGCAGACGGCGGATATGCGCTCGCGTACAATGGGGCGATATTCGGCGTGCTGTCCTCATGGAAGTTCTGCGATTATCTGGACCGCTACGGATTCGCGTACATCGAATGCGTGTGGAACCAGTGGTACGACTTCCCGCACCGGTTCCCGCTCGTCGTGGCCCTAGGCCGCGAACTGAAGAATGGGGCCGACATAGGAGCCGTCTTTCATAAAACCGTCGGCAAGCATTCTCCCGTAATAGAACGTCTTCTGAATGGCATCCCGGAAGCGACATTGCCGGCCGAAGTCATAGCTCTACCGGTCCCAAAAGGCTCGCAGGCGAAGCCCCATGTGGCAATCACCGTTGGTGGCGAGACGATATGCGAAATCGGCGCACGCTCGTGGGATTACACGAATCTTGCGTCTCTTGTCGGAATGAGAGGAGGCGTGAGACTTCAGCGATGGGTGTCCCGATATGAGGATGATGACGATGGCTACTATTACGTGATAGATCTCATCAGATAAGAATTTGCCCTGCCGGCGTTGCAGCGTCGGCAGGGCTGACTCTATAATCTGTTTTCTTCCGTTTTGGGCTCATTGAGAACAGATTCCGATTGTCTATATATCGATTTCCGGCGTTTTCGATACATAGAAGAGTAATATTCGTATTCCAAACATCGATACAACGCGAAACGAGGTGATAGGGGAGATGGACTACAAAAGCATCCGGCAGACCATCAACATGTCCCGGTCCACGGAGAAACCCACGGACGCCGCCCAACGCGAATACGAGTCACGGGTCAACGGATGGTCCACGTTCCGTTCCGGAATCACGTTCGACGGACACGAGATGTTCGCCGTATGCTTCAGGGAACTCGGCACGGCCCTCGACACCGTGAGGGAACTCGAAGGAAGCGTCGAATCATTGTGGAACGACCTGCCGAACATCGCCAAACGGGCCTACCTGTTCGACCTCATCGGAGCCGAGGTGCAAAGCACCAACACCATCGAAGGCGTGCACACCACACGCAAGGAGATAGCCGACGCACTGGAATCGGCCGCGGGCGAGGGCCCCCACAAACGGCTGACCGAATTCGCGAAACTGTTCCTCGGACTGTCCGGAGAGGACAGCAAACAGCTCGAACTGCCCCACGAGCTCAAGGACATCAGGAACATCTACGACCAGGCCACCGACGGCGAGATAGCCGACAAGGACAAACCGGACGGCATACTGTTCCGAAAGGGAACGGTCTCCGTGTGGGACGACGGCAACGGGCGCAAACTCCACGACGGCGCATACCCCGAATCGGAGATCCAGGTGCAACTCACCAAATGGATAACCCTGCTCACCGACTCGAACATACCGCCGGTGCTCCGGGCCGTGATGTGCCACTACGCCTTCGAATACATCCACCCGTTCTACGACGGCAACGGAAGGACGGGGCGATTCCTGCTGGCATTGCAGCTGAGCAAGCATCTGAGCGTGCCCACCGCGATATCGCTCAGCCCCGTCATAGCCGACGCCAAAGGTCAGTACTACAAGGCGTTCGACGACGCCCAGTTCCCGTTGAACTGCTCCGACGTGTCCCTGTTCTGCTACCGGATGGTGAAGTTCATCATCACCGCGCAGAAAAACATCATCTCCGATCTGGGGAACAAATGGGGCTCCCTGAAGGCCGCCTACGACAAGCTCAACGACTACGCCGAACAGAAACGCCTGTCCGGCGACCAGAAGGACATCCTGTTCTACCTGCTTCAGATTGAACTGTTCGACAACAACCCGCAACCGGCATCTCGCAAGGAACTGTGCTCGTTGCTCGAAGCCGGGAACACCAGGCTCATGAGCTCCATCAACGCGCTCCTCGGCCTCGGCCTCCTGCAGGAACACGGCAAACGGCCGATACGGTATTCATTGTCAGAAACGGCCCACAGGCAATTCCTGCAATAGAAAAAAAGAATCGCCCTGTTGATCTTGACCATCAACAGGGCGGGTGAAACATCGACCAGCTTGCTTATCAGAAAGGAGGACGCTTCGCCTCCCATCCTAGCCGATGGGCGGGGCGAAGCCATACCCGAAATGGCGAACGTCACCAGATACAAGACAACCAAGGGCGAAACCCGATACCGTGTGAGGTACCGCAAGCCGGACGGCACGCAGACCGACAAGCGCGGATTCCGCCGCAAGATAGATGCGGAAAACTGGGCGGCGGAACACGTCACCATCGCCAAAGCAACCAACAGCTACGTGGATCCGGAAGGCGGCAAACGACGCGTCGGAGACCTCTACGAGCAGTGGCTGAAGGAAAAATGGCCGTTTTGGAAGGAGACCACGCGGATCAACGCCACCGACGCATGGAGGCTCCACTGCGAGGAGCGTTGGGCCGACCGTCGGATCGGCACCGTCACCCGCGCCGAAGTCCAGGCATGGATCAGCGTCGTCATCGAGAACTCGGGTGCTCCCTCCGTGAGCCGCCCGTACCAGACCATGCTCGGCATCTGCCGCATGGCCGTGCGGGACAGGCTCATACTCGACAACCCCTGCGAAAACGTCGAACTGCCCAAACTGCCGAGGCGCAAGAGCCGTCGCGTGTACCTGACCATACCCCGTCTGCTCGCATTCGCCGACGAATGCTCCAAAGGCAAGCATCTGGGGGAGGAGCGGCGGGCGCTCGTGCTGACATTGGGCTTCTGCGGATTACGCTGGGGCGAGGCGGCGGCGTTGAAGGCCCGCGACCTGGACTTCGATAGGGGAGTGCTGCACGTGGGCGGCAATCTCGTATATGTCGGAGCCCGATGGGTCGAGGGGTCGCCGAAGAACAGCGAGGAACGCGACGTGCCCATGCCGCTTATCGTCATGGAGGCGCTGAAACCGATATGCGGGGAACGCGGGCCGGACGAAAGGGTGTTCCGTGATCTGCGGGGTGGCCCGATCATGAAGCAGAGCGCGGCGAAGACGACCGGCTGGTGGCATCACGCGCTGGTGCGCCTGGGCTGGCCGAAGGAGGATTGGCCCACGCCGCATGACCTGCGTCACACCGCCGCCTCGCTGGCCGTGCATGCGGGCGCGAACGTCAAGGCGCTGCAGCGGATGCTGGGCCACAAGAATGCCTCGATGACGTTGGACGTGTACGCGGACCTGTTCGACAGCGACCTTATGGACGTGGCCCGTCTGCTCGATGCCGCGGTGCAGGTGGAGACGGGTGTGGAAACATGTGGGCAAAATGTGGGCAAAAACGTTTTGAAGCCCGCCTGAAACCCTCAGAAACGTTGGAATCACGCCATTCCTGCGAATGGTGGTTCTTCACCAAGTTGAAGGATGCACTGCGCTGAATTTCCCTATCCTCATGTCGTACATCCGATGAGAAAACGTTAGATCGCATATCAAATAGCCGGTTGCTTCAAAAACGAAGCAACCGGCTATTTTGTCAATGTTTCTGCTGTAGCAAGCGGATTGCCTCACGCCTACAACAGCCAATCATTAGGCATATCTACGTGT